AAGATATTGTAAAGGTTCGTCTGTTAGCAGCACTTGATGGAGTTCTACTTAAATAAGCACTGCTGTCATTATCAAACCTTAATGACTGTGTAGCAACTCCATTGTAAAAACCTGTGCTAGGGTTGTACATCCATGATGGTGAATTAGTAAGAGACATAAGTTTCCTTTATTAACTAAATGCTAGTTGTGGTGTTCCAAGTAAAACGTTTCCACTAGATTGTACATAGAAAGGTATAATGTCTACTGCATTAGGAGCAGTTGAAAGTGTAAGACCTGCACCACCTACAGTTTCATAATCAGTTCCTAGTGACACAGTTCTGCCACCAGTTCCATCTTGAATAATGATAAATACACCTGACATACCTGTGACTTCTGTGGTTGGATTAGTAAGATTAATATTACCTGTTAATGTCAAAACAAAGCTATTAAATAGGTACATGTTTGGAGATAAAGAAGATGCAACGTTTGTTGTCTGCACCTTACCTACACTATTAGCACCAAGAAGTATGTAGTTATCATTAACCTCAAGCATCTCTGTGCCACCAGTAACAACTCGCCACTCATTTGCTGCATGGAATTGTATATAAGTGTCTGTGTCACCAGTATGAATAATTTGGTCTTCTACAAATATGTCTGTTGCACCATTGATGTTACCTGTTACAGTTATACCATCTGATGCTGTGGATATTTTTATATTTCCATCAAAATAAAGGTCTACTGCACCATCATCATTGAAAATAGCAAAACTTTCGCCGAACGCCTTTGAGCCAATAATTACTCTGTCATCACTTAGTAAACGAACTTCAGAATCTGCGTTTTGACCTTCTACAATAAGATTTGTACCATCTGAATAAATATATCCATCACTTCCATTACCAATGATAAGTTTATTATTATCATCCCAAACAACATTAGAGTGAAAATTGACCTGACCACTAATATCTGCAGCACCATCAATGTCTAGACTGTCAGCTTGTAGTTCACCTGTGATGTCTACACCATCTGATGTTGTGTTTAGTTTAGTGACTGCATTCTGTTTTAACTCTACTGTTCCACCAGTGCCAGTGTCAGTACATACTATGTAATCATTACCACCAGAATCTTCAATATGTAATTGTGTTGCTCTTATTCTTAAATCACCAGTGCCTTGGTCTATTATATAGCTATTGCTTCCATCATGATAAATCTGTAAGTCATTACCAGTACCAAACCTAGCAACAACATTGTCACTAAAATTTAAAGCACCTGATGTCTTCGTATCTTCTGCAGCACTTCTCAAGAATGAAGCACTGCTTAGACCATCAAGTGTATCAGCATCTAGACCTGAACCTGAACCATCTACAGTTTTAATCAGTGTAAGTATTTCACTAGCTGTTTGGTCGGCTGTTGCACCACTTTCTATGCCATCTAACTTTGAACCATCAGATGCTACGTCTCTGCCATCTACTGTGCCTGATACAACTACGTTACCTGTTACAGAAACGCCTGTTGAGGTGGTGGCTAGTTTGGTAGCATTACTGTAGTAAAGTGCTGCTTCTGCTCCAGCTGTAAAGACTGCCATGTTTTGAGTATGGTCAGAATTTTGTATACGAACACTTGTACTACCACCAATTAATAAATTACCTGTTCCTTGGTCACTAACATAACTATGAGTGCCATTGTGATAAATACGTAAGTCAGCATCCGCACCTAACTTAATGATATCATTATCACCCATGTTAAGGTGTGTCGTTAGAGTAGTCTCACCTGTAACACCAAGAGTACCTGCTATTTGTATGTTATTAGCAAGTTTATCTCCTGTCACAGCATCGTTAGCTATGTGAGCAGTATCAATACTGCCATCTACATAGTGTTCAGAGTCAATGGAGTCATCTGCTATTTTTGTGCCATCTACGATGTCAGCAGCAAGATGAACTCTGTCAATTGACCCATCAGTATAATGCTCTGAATCTACAGCATTATCAGCTATCTTTGTACCATCTATAATGTCAGCAGCTAAATGTATTCTGTCTATTGACCCATCTACGTATTGGTCACTATCTACAGAGTTAGCTGCCATCTTGGCAAGTGTAACATTTGCATCAGTTATTTTAGCTGTTGTAACATTTGAGTCTGCTATCTTAGCAGTTGTTACATTAGCATCAGTTATTTTAGCTGTTGTCACTGCATTATCTGCTAGACCTGCTGTTGCTATCTGTGGTCCTTCACCTGATGTGCCATCATGGGAGTGTCCTGTTGTACCGTTAAACGCAGCTTGCACTGCATCAAACTCTCCATCAAGGTCGGATGCGTTGATTACGTTACCATCAGCTATATTATTAGCTGTATCATTACGTGTGTAGCCTGTTCCCATATTTATCTCCTAGCGTTAGTAATATACTGCAAGGTGGCAGCATCTATGGTAAACACAGCGTCTGTGTTAGTTCCTGTTGTTTCATATAATATTGACACTGTAAATCCTGAACCTATAGTTTGTACTTCGTATGTAGCTTTTTGCTTGACTCCAAATAAAGATGTACCAAATACACCTGAACCATATGTTATGGATGCCGCAGCATCACTTGACAATATTGAATCAGGTTGAATACTATTTGGTTGGTCAAAGTCAAACTTGAGAGAAAACTCAAGGTCAAAGTCACCATTTACATCTAAATATGTTGTACCTTTATATATTGTCTTTCTAACATTTGGGTCTTCTAATGGAATAAAAGGAGTGGCAAATGTAGCAGGAATAGCTGTTCCAGCAAATGAGTTACCCTGTTCCATCTGATAGACAAAGCCATCTGTAGCACCAAAGTAAATACGTTCTGCAAAACCATCGTATTCACTGTAAGTCACAAAAGCATTAAAGCCACGTAAATCATTAAAGGCTATACCTTCTTCTAACTGAGTTGCTCCAATTCCTTTTGCTGCATCATTTGTGTACCCTGTATTATACCCAAATATTCTATATTGACTTTTTTCACGAATGACTGTACTTGAAAAACCATTAGGACTACTAGCAATTAAATCTAATATCTCAACCTGTATAGTTTTTGAGACAGCAGCGAGACCAAAGTCACCAATTCTATCTGTAGCTGAAAATAATCTTAAACCATCAGGTCCTAAGAATATAACATCTCCACCTATCTCTTGAATGGTATCTTCAGCAACACAACCTAAGTCACGAGAAACAGGTTGCATATTAAAGTCAGCTACGCTATTACCATTAAGTACATTTATACTACTTTCGCTAAATATAATTAACTGTTCACGAAAAACAATTAAACCTGTAATTGTATCCGTTACATTAACTATACCACCACCACTAGCAATTGTCAAGTCATTGTCTTTATAAGGTGCAGAAAAGACTACATTTTTTCCATTACCAAAGAAAATATGATTCTTAAAGTTTACTATAAAACTTGCACCTGATACATCAGATGGCAAAGCAGTTAATTGTTCAAACGTAGTTCCATCAAATCTGTAAGGTTTACCTGTTCCAGCAACAAGCATAAGTTTTTCTGTACCATCAAAATCATACTTGAGAAATCTTACTTTACCTGCCCCACCTATTGTAACACCTGCACTATTATAAGTTGCATTGTCACTTATCTGTGTCCATCCTGACCCACTAGACCTAAATAGGTCATCACCTCTTACAGCATATACTTGGTTACTGTATCTTACTATACCTCTAATAACACCTGTATTAGGTACAGTAGCTGTATCAAACTTTTCGTAACCTTCTACTCTTGTGTAACCACCAAAGATAGATGGCTCAAAGTTACGCAGTATACGTGCTGAACCGGGTGCTTGAAATCCTTGCTGATAAGGAGAAAGGTTTGTTATCAAGCCCCCTTTAAATTCAAATGAATGGGTTTGCCATGCGTCTGCCATTAGATAACAGACCTAGAAAATCCCATCCTACCACCACCTGTGTTCTGTGGTAGCATTGTAGAACGTAAATAATATGTTCTGTTGATTAATACAATACGCATATTCTTTATGCCTTCATCAAACTTTTGCTTGGCTAACATTGCGTCTTGTGAATTACCACGGAATAAATAAGCATAGTGCATTGCTCCATCTACAATAATATGTTTAAATCTTTCAGGAACAGCAGGAACATCATCAAATAAAATTAAATCTACAGGAACACGATAATACTCATACACTACGGTATAGGCTTTATCAGGCTCAGGTGTAAGTATATACTCAAGAGCAGGTCCATGTGCTACCATTTGAGGTACACCACTTCTCTCATTGGTATTATATTCTTGGTCTACATACTTATCAAGATACTCTTCATATGCAATAACACTTAATCTAGTTGTAATATTTCCTAGTGAGCTATCTTCTTTTATTCTAAAGCTATCAAAGTCCACTAGCTTTGCATCTTGGGGAAATGAGTATCTTGTTACGTTAGCAGATAAAACATCTTCTTGTTCTACGTGATTAAAGGGCCAATTAAATTCATGTTGATTAA